AGATGCGGGCGGATCTGGCCGAGGCACAGCGCGAGCGATGACCCTTCCGGCCTCCGTCCGTGACTGGCCAACGTGGGCACGAGACGCGTACGAAGAAAGGTCTGCGATCCTTGAGTACGACGCCCGACTTCCCCTGTCGGTGGCTGAGGCGGAAGCCGAGCGCATGGTGAGAGAACAGGCACAACGAAAGGAACCGAATGCCCCCACCCGCCCCTCGCGTTAGCTGCCCCGCGTGTGGTCATGCCGTCAGCCGTGTCATGCACGTCGAGTATCGCGGCGAAGGGCCAGCCGTCGAGATGTGGCGACGGCGGCAGTGTGACGCCTGCCATGCGCGCTTCACCACACAAGGCACCGAACGAGTGGTGAGTGGCCCCACCATCTATCTGCGCGTGGATATTCTTCCGCCTACCGCTTCGACCTGAAAATAACCGCGATAGATCGCACCCACGATTTCGAGAAGGTGTGGCCTACTAGGGGCAGTGGTGACCAAACCCACGCCCACCAAACAAGTGCCCGATACTGGACGACGCAAACCCCCCGCTGCCGGGAAGGGGCGTCCGAAAGGTGCCGTCAACAAGACGACGCGGGATAGTCGGGAGATGGCCACGAAGCTCGTGACCGATGCGGTCTACGTGGCGAACCTCCAATTGCGACTCCGTGAGGGCAAAGCGCCCCACATGGAGACGTTGCTCCACCATTACGCGTACGGGAAGCCGAAAGAGACACTCGACGGCACCGTGACCCATCTACACAAGGTGTACGGGTGGCAGGAGCAGTAGCCGTCGAACTCGTACGGCTCCCTTACGCGCCGCGTCCCTTGCAGCGCGTGATTCATGCCGCGCTTGATGCGCACCGCTTTGCGGCGGTGGTCTGCCATCGGCGTTTCGGCAAAACCGTCCTGGCGGTCAATCACCTGATTCGTGCGGCCATGCGCTGCGAAAAGGAGCGTCCACGCTTCGCGTACATCGCCCCGACGTACCGCATGGGCAAGGCCATCGCGTGGGACTACCTCAAACACTACTGCGCACCTGTTGACGGCGTGACCATCAACGAATCGGAACTGCGCGTAGACTTCCCGCTCAACGGCGCTCAGATTCGTATTTATGGCGCGGATAACCCCGACGCGTTGCGCGGCATCTATCTTGATGGCTGCGTGCTAGACGAGTACGGGCTGATGGCCAGCAACCTCTTTTCGGAGGTGTTGCGTCCGCTCCTGGCCGACCGTAAAGGGTGGGCGCTCTTCGTGGGCACGCCCAACGGCAAGAATCAGTTTTACGACGTGGTGCAGACGGCCCAGCGTGAACCCGGCTGGTTTTATGCCGCGTACAAGGCCAGCGAAACACACCTAATCGACGCGCACGAGCTATCGGAAGCCCGCCGCGTCATGTCCGACGACGAGTACGCGCAAGAGTTTGAATGCTCGTTTGAGGCGTCGGTCAAGGGCGCGATTTACGCCCGCGAGGTGGCGCTCGCCCGCGAGCAGGGACGCGTGGCCGTGGTACCCCATGACCCCTCGCTGCTCGTCTCAACAGACCTGGACATCGGCGTCGATGACGCTATGTCGATCGTCTACAGCCAAGTCACATCGGCAGGCCAAGTGCGCGTCATTGATTACGACGAGGTGACCGGCAAGGGGCTGGACGAGTTTGCTCGTCTGGTGCGCAGCAAGCCGTATGTGTACGAAGCCCATTACGCGCCACACGATATTCAGGTGCGCGAATGGGGCGGTGGGGCACGAACGCGGCTGGACTTGGCGGCGTCGATGGGGCTGCACTTCAGCATCGCCCCGAAGGTCCAGAGCATTGCCGAGCGCATCTATGCGGCCCGGTCCATCTTCCCGCTGACGTGGTTTGACCAGCACAAGTGCGCACGACTGTTGGAGTGCCTCCAGCACTATCGCTGGAAGGAACGCACGGTAGACCCGACCGGCGCGGCGTTGCCTGTGCATGATTGGGCCAGCCACGGTGCCGATACCTTTGGCCAGCTCGCGTACCGCAATCCGCGCACCGCGAAGAAGGCGGAAGTACTGGCAGGCGTGGCTCTGCGTCGGGCGCAGCGTGATACCGATCCGTTCCGGTGGGATTCGACGCCGACCCGTACGCGTGGCGGCTACTGAAGGAGGTGAGTGCATGTCGAAGAAGATGACGACCAAGACGACCAAGAAGTCCGGCAAGCGAGGCTGCTAATGGCGCAGACCTCTGCGATCTTTCCGGCTCTGTCCGACAACGTGAAGAAGACCACCCCCAAGCGAAAGCCCCGCCGCTAATGTCCACAGCGCCTCGTTCTCCGTTCGACGTCCGTCTCAACGACGACGCCCGCAAAAAGCTCGCGATCTGGCTGTCGGACCAGATTCAGGATGGCCTGTCCGGTCGGGCGACGACGAATGAGGACGTGGCGTACTGGTGGACGCTCTACGAGCAGGGGCGCATTCGTCGTGGCGACCGTGCCCCGTGGAAGGATGCAGCCGACCTCACCAGCTACATCGGGACCGAGAAGACCGACGCCCTCCATGCGCGTTTGATGCGGACGGTGTTCGGCGTGGAGCCGGTGTACACCGTGGAAGGCTGGGGCGATGCGGCATCTCGCGCCCCGCTGGTCGAAGAGTTCCACCAGTGGAAAGTGGAAGAGGAACGCCTCCAGAGCGTGATTGACCGCTTGGCGCTGCAAGCTCTCGTCGAACCGCGTGGCCTGCTCGAAGTGGCGGAAGGCACCGACACCCGCACGGTGCGCAAGCAGATCAAAGCGAAACTCGCCATTCATCCGGAGACGGGTGGTCCGCTCATCAACGACGACGGCTCGCTGGCGATGGAGCGCGATAGCCGCGGGAACTTCATCGAATCGACCGACCCGAACGAACACGCCGCCGATACCGTCATAGACTCGCCGGAACTGGTCCGCACGGGGCCGGTCTACCGTATCCTGCCGTACGCCGACTCGCTGATTCTGCCCGCCCATGCGCGAGATGCCGATGAAGTGCGGTGTTACGCCAAGCGGTTCTGGCGACGGATGGATCAACTCGAAGCCAAAGCCGACGCGGGGGTGTACGACGAAGACACCGTCGAGCGGATGCACGGAGTGAGCGACCGGGAAGGCAACGCGAGCCTCGACCGGGCGGGTGTGGCCGTCATGCCGACCGTGGACGGGCAGGCTGAGAAGGAACTGTGGGAAGGCATCATCCTGGTCGATCTCGAAGAACTGTACGAGTCGCTGGGGATCGAGGCTCGTGTCGGCAAGGAACTGAAAGGCGAACGCTGGTACCTGTTCACGGTCCATCTGCCCACGCAGGGGCTGCTGCGCCTCCAGTTCGACGACATGGAGCGGCTCCGCTTCGTGCCGGTGATTCTGTTCCCCCGTGCCGACCGGGCGACGGAAGGCTATTCGCTCATCGGCCACAAGCTGATCACGACCATCGAAGAGCACACGGCGTGGCGCAACATGGCCGCTGACCGTGGCGCGATGAAGAACGCGGCTCCGGTGAAGCGGATGCAGACGGCGCTATGGGATCCGCAGACCGACCCGTGGCGACCGGGTGCCGTGATTGACGTGCGCGACATGCGCGAAGTCGAGGCGATGGACGTGCCCGACGTGGCGCAGAGCGTGTTCGAGCACATCAACATGGCCGAACGCATTGCGGAACGCATCGCTGGCATCAACGACGTCGCGAGTGGTCAGGTGGCTTCGCAGAATCGCACCCTTGGCGAAGTCCAGATGGCGACGGAACAGAGTTTCGTCCGCATGGACCTTGTCGTGAAGCGGTTCCAAGAGGCGATGGAGGACTTGGCGCAGATTCGCCACGCCATCTGGAAGCGCGTGTTAGCGGAACGTGGCGATGACGGTATCGACGCCCCGGCCTCACTGGTCAGCAATCTGGAAGGGCGCGGCGAGAGCATCGACAATGCCGCGATTCCCTCGCGCATCACCGCCGACATGCTCGACGGCGTGTTCCGGTTCAAGCCGCATGGCAGCGTGGAGAACGCGGACCCGAACCGCCAGCGTAACGACTTGATGGGGATGCTTCAGGCGCTCCCAATGCTCTTGCAGGCGTTCCCGGCACTCGGTATGGCGTTCTCGTCCCCGATGGCCGCACGAGCGTTCGGGCGCGAGTTCTTGAAGGCGTTCAAGGTCAGGAACCAGCAGGCGATTCTCGGGTCGGTGAGCTTCGACATGCAGCAGCAGGCGCAACTCGACGCGCTGCCGATGGCTCCCGCGATTCCGCTCCCACCGCAGATGCCGATGGGTGGCCCGCCGCCGATGCCCGGTGGCCCGATGCCGCCGATGCCGCCCGAACCCATGCCCCCACTCCCAGGAGGACCACAGGGCGGCTTCCCGCCCGCTGCATGACCCCATACAACCCGCACGGCGACCTGTGTCTCTCGATCTTTGCGGACGTGTACGCGACGGGCGCACTGGTCTTCCCTCCGAACGCCCGCGTGCTGGAAATTGGCTGCGCGGAAGCGGACTGGCAGACGCCCATGCTGGCGCTGCGGCCGGACCTCCAGATTACCGGCGTCGATTGGCGCAAAGCCAAGCGCCCCGGAACCACGATTCAGGGCGACATCTTGACGCAGAACTTCGCGCCGGGGTCGTTCGATGTGGTGGTGGGCATCTCCAGCATCGAGCACATCGGACTGGGCCACTACGAGGCGGACCCGAAGTACCTCGACGGCGACGTGACGTGCATGGCCGACGTCGCGCAGTGGCTGGCCCCCGGTGGCTGGGCGTATCTCGACATCCCGTACAACGCGGCGGGCTACGAAGTCCTCAACACCGAAGCCCGCATCTACGACGACCGCGCCCTCGCCGAGCGTCTGACGCCGCTGGGACTGCGCGAGGCGGGCCGCTGGTATGCCGACCGCAGTGGGCGCTTCCTTGGTACCACGGCCCCAGAGCCGCGCCCCGCGCACAGCTTCGACTACGTGGCCCTGCTGCTGACCCGATGACCTACACCACCGAACAGATCGACGAACTGAAAGACCTCATCACGTCCCCCGGTTGGCGCTTGCTCTCGCAGTGGGCGACGAACGAGTACGGGCCGCTCGTGCTGTCCCGTGTGGCCAACGAAGAGGACGACACGAAGGCGCTGCTGCAACTGCGACAGGCGCGGGCGATTCAGGGCGCCGTCTCGGCGCTGCTGGAGTACCCCTCGCGCATCGTGTCCAAGTACACCGTGAACGACGCGCCGTCGCCGTCGAGAGGGGGGCTGTAATGGGCTATCGACCGTTGGGAGATCGCCTCTTCGTGCAGCCTGACCCCGTCGTGACTGAGACGGCAGGCGGGCTGACGCTGGTCGAGGACTGGCCGCAGGAAACCTCCGGCACGGTGGTCAGTCTCGGAAGTTCCGTGCCTGACATTCAGGTCGGGGAGCGGGTGCTGTTCGCGCCGAGTGCGGGACAGGTCGTGGAAATCAATCAGGAGCGGCTCTTCATCCTGCGAGCGCGGGATGTGGTCGCGGTGGTGACGCATGAGTGACGACGGACTGATGAATCTCGAAGACGACGCGCCGGTCACACCGGACCCCGCGCCGGTCCCCGAATCGCCCCAGGTGGAGGCGCAAGCCCCACCGGAGGAGGACGAACCCGAAGTCGTGGACATCGGCGGGCAGAAGGCCGTGCCGTACGCCGTCGTGAAGGAACTGCGCGAGAAGGTGCGCAATCTATCCGACAAGGCGGCGAAGGCCGACCAGTTGGAGGCGTGGCAGCGCGAGAACGAACCGGCGCTGCGCTTCCTCCAGAATAACAAGGATCTGCTGATCCAGCGGGCCGCGCCCGAACCGCAAGCGCCCGCCGCGCCCCAGCTTGACCCGGACGCCCGCGAAGCCGCGCTGCTGATGGACTTCTACAAGCCGGACGGGACGCCCGACGACGAGCGCGGGGCTAAGTGGCTGGCGCTCCAGGAGAAGCGGGCCTCACGCATCGCGGACCAACATCTCGCCCCGATCCGGCAGCGGACGCAGCAGGAACAAGCCAGCGTGAACTACCAGATGGCGCGACAGGTGAAGGACAGCAACGGCAACACGCCGTCTGAAGCGTCCCTGCGGGCGATCTGGAGCCAGATGCCGCCGGAACTGGTCGCCGACCAGAGTGTCGCGGGTGTCCTCGCCACGTTGGCGCTTGGCCTCGACCAGTTGAACGGCGCGAAGAAGCCGACCATCGCAGCGCCACCCCCTGCGCTCGTCACGGAGTCGTCTGGAGGCCATCCGCGCACGCGTCCGACGCTGAGTGCTTTGGAAGAACGGATTGCCTCTGAGCGCGGCGTGAGCGCGACCAAGTGGCAGGAACAGACGCGCGGCTATACGCCCGGACGGGCGATGTCGCTGGAGGACTAAATGGCACGTTCGAAGAAGGAACTCGACCCGACCGACGCGGCGACGACGCCGACCGTGACGCCCGACCGCATCAAGATCTTCGAGCGCCGCCTCCAGAATCCCAACGGGCAGTCCACTGCGCCGATTGACCTCCGCGATCCGTCGCTGGTCTGCCGGTGGGTGAACGCGGCGATCTCGTCGGACAAGGTGTGGCGGGCCAAGAACGCAGGATGGGTACCAGTGCGACCGGAAGACCTTGCGGACCCCGACCAGGTGGGCGGCTACGTGAAGTCACCGGACGGCTTCGTGACGCGTGGTGACCGGGGGCAGGAGCTCCTGATGTCAATGCCGCGTGTGTGGCGCGACAAGATCGCCCTCGCCAAAGCTAAAGAGAACATGAAGAACATGGGCGACCCGACTGCGACGAAGAACGACGTCGTGGCGGCAGCGGCCGACAAACTCGGGGATCAGGCGGCAGACTACCTGAACCGCAAGCTGAACGTCGTGGGGGCCGTCCGTGACCAGCACGAGATGATCCACCGTGACGCCAACGTGGTCGAGTGATTCTCTGCTCGGGCGCGTTCGACGGGCTGCATAGCGGGCACGTCGCGTACCTCAGGGCGGCGAAAGCACTGGACCCGTCCCAACCGCTGTACGTCGCGATTGCGCCTGATGCCTACATCGCGTCGGCCAAGCATCGGCCGGCACGGTGGACGCAGGCGCAGCGGGCGGCAGTGGTGGACGCCTTGCGGGATGTCGCCGCCGTCGTCGTGCAGACGGAGCCGAGTGTCGCTGCCACCGTGCGGCAACTACGCCCGTCGATGCTCGTGAAAGGCATCGACTGGCTCGACCGCATCCCGCCCGATGTCGCGGCGGCGTGTGTCGAGAGCGGCACCGCGCTGGCCTTTGTCGATACCGACCACACCCATTGTTCGGAGGCGTTTTGGCAGGATCTCGGACGCTCCCTGTAGACGCGCTGACGCACCTCGAAACGCTGATTCGCACCCAACAGCCCGCGACGACCGCATGGGTGCCAGTGACGGATTACACCGACGAGGGACGGCGGCGGATCGAAGGCAATAACCCGGCGCTGATTCTCGAACATCTGACGCAGGAAGGCGACGACGTGCTGGACTTTGGGTGCGGCCCCGCGCAGCACCTGGTGCGGCTCGTGAAGGAAGCCGACGACGACGGTACGGTCACCATCTTCGGCTACGACCCGCAGATTCCGGCCAGCAAGCGGTTCATCGCGTACGACAGCACGTACGAACTGGTCATCTGCCGGGAAGTACTGGAACACCTGACGCTCAAGGAACTGGTGCGCACGGTCCGGAAGCTCTGCGCGCTGTCCACGCGGTACGTCTACGTGACGACGCGGTTTGCCAAGTCGCCCGCGCACCTGTTGAGCGTGGACGAGTCGGACGACCTCGACCCGACTCATATCACGATGGTGACGCAGGACTTCCTGCGGTTGCTGTTTGTGCTGGAAGGCTTCACGCGTCGGGCGGATCTGGAAGCGAAGATGGACTGGCAGCAGAAGGGCCGTTGTCTGGTGTACGAGCGCGTATGACGAACGACGCCGTGTTCACCCACGCGCATCATCCCGATCTGTGCGGCGTGGCCAAGTTCTCGACGCAACTCGCACGGCGGCTCGGGGTATCAGTTCACTACGGCTTTGCCACGGTGAACGACTACGGGTATCCCCTTCTGAGCATCAAGGGAGCCGAACAGCCGTCGATGGCCATGCCGTGGCCTCCGTTCGACCTGTTCGCACACGATGCGACCGCGTCGGTGCTGGACCTGCTGCCGAAGGCGCGACGGGTGTACGCCGCCAACCGCGTCATTGCGCGGGCACTGCGAAGCGCGGGCCGGTCGGATGTCATCGAGGCATGGTGTCCGGCCATGCTCCAGGGCAACCCGACACGAGCGACCTACAACGTGTTGACGTTTGGTATGGCGCACAAACTCCGACTGGAGGCCTACCGCGATCTGAAGGCCACGCTCGACGCGGAACACGGCACCGACTACACCGTGTCTGTCTCGACGGCGGTGCATGAGGGGTCGCCGTGGGACGCCACCGCTGACGTGGCCGACAAGCTGCGCGGCATCTTCGGGGACCGGCTGCGCGTCTTGGGCTACCTCGCGGACGATGCGTTGGCGCGTGAACTCGACGCGTGTGACGCCGTGGCGCTGTACTTCCCTGACGGGGTGCGCGAGAACAACACCACGTATTGGGCGGCAGTGGAGGCGCGGAAACGCATCTTCACGAACTACGACGCGGACAGCCCGACAGCAGCCCATCCGCATACCTGGGATCGACTCTTGGAGGTACTCCGTGCGGCGTGAACTCACCATCGCAGGCCGGGTCATCAGCGACGACGCGCCCGCGTACGTCATCGGAGAAATCGGACACAATCACGGTGGGTCCGTGGATCAGGCCGTCGCCCTCATCGCGGAGTGTGGGCGGGCGGGTGTGGACGCGGTCAAGTTCCAGAAGCGGACGAACAGCGCGATCTACACCCGGACGCTGCTCAATCAGCCGTACGACCACGAGCATTCCTATGGCCCGACCTACGGAGCGCACCGGGCCGCGCTGGAGTTCGACGTGGACGCCTTCCGGACGTGCTATCAGGCGGCGAAAACCGCCGGGATTGCGGCGTTCGCGACCGCATTTGACGAGTCAGCGGCCGACTTTCTGCTCCACGCGGGCAGTCCCGCGCTGAAGATCGCGTCGGGCGACCTCACGAATACCCCGCTTTTGGCCTACGTTGCGAAGATGGGGGTGCCGATCATCCTCTCGACGGGCGGCGGGACGCTGGAGGACATCGACCGGGCGGTAGACGTGGTCACAAAACACACGTCGGACCTCGCAATCCTGCACTGCACCGCCGCGTACCCGGTTCACGACTTCGCGGAACTCAATCTGCGCGTGATTCCGGCGCTCCGCACACGGTATTCGGACTTCCAGATCGGCTGGAGTGGCCACGACAACGGGATTGCCATGTCCGTGTTGGCCTATTCGCTCGGAGCGCGTCTCATCGAGAAGCATGTGACTCGGAATCGGGCGCTCAAGGGCACGGATCACGCGTTTTCGCTGGAGCCGAGTGGCCTCCGACGCATGGTGCGCGACTTGGAACGCGCCCACGTCGCGCTGGGCGACGGGATCAAGCGCGTCTACCCGTCTGAAGCGGCTCCGCTGCGCAAAATGCGCAAGTCACTGGTTGCCGCACGGCCGATGCAGGTCGGCCAGGTCATTCAGCGGGGCGATCTCCTACGGAAATCGCCCGATGGAGGCATTCCGGCGTACCAACTCGACGCCGTGGTGGGCTTCACGCTCGTGAAACCGCTGGCTGAAGACGAACCACTCACGTACGAGCACCTCGAAGGGAGCCTCCATGCTGCCGCAAGTTAAGGTCCAACTCCCGCGGGACATGGGCGACCGTACATGGGGACAGGAGTTGCTCGTCATCGATACGGAGAAGTACATCGGGAAGGTGATGCACATGCGGGCCGGGGGCGCAGGCGGCTTGCAGGCGCATGTCGAGAAGGACGAAGCCAGCTATCTCGTGTCGGGCCTTGCGTGGGTCTACACGGACACGGGCGATGGGACGCTGACGCGGTTCCAGTGGCATCCCGGTTCGGCTATTCACATCCCGCCGGGAGCCGTCCACAAGGTCGAAGCCATCGAGGACTGCGTCATCTTCGAGGCGTCCACGCCGCACTTCAACGACCGCATCCGACTCGAAGAGCAGTACGGACGCACGGATACGGGTGGACTCCCGACCACCAAGTGAGGTGCCTGCTGGTCGTGGCGCTCGTCTGTGCGGGCTGCGACTCGCCTACGGCTCCAAGTGCGGCCGCGCCTAGTCCAAGTGCGGCCGCGCCTAGTTCGGAACGGTCGGCTTCGTGCCGTGAGCCGTGGACGCTGGTCGCAACGGAGGCGCGTCTCTGCTCGGGCCAGTAGTCGCGTTCATCCCGGCGCGAGGTGGGAGTAAGCGTGTGCCCCGTAAGAACCTCCACATACTGGGAGGTCATCCGCTGCTGGCCTACAGTATCGCGGCGGCAAAGGACGCGGGGCTGTTTGATGCGGTCTACGTCAGCACGGAAGACGCCGAGATTGCGAACGTGGCGCGGTACTACGGGGCGCAGATCATCGACCGACCGCCGCACTTCGCGCTCGACACGTCGCCGGATATTCAGTGGCTCGGCCATGCGATTGACGCCATTGGGAAACCGGCGTATCTCCGGTGGGCGCTGCTCAGGCCGACCTCGCCGTTCCGCACCGCCGACACGATCCGGCGAGCGTGGCGCACGTTCCTCTCCCACGACTGTGCCGACAGCATCCGGGCCGTCGAGCCGGTGACGCAGCACCCCGGCAAGATGTGGACATGTGCAGGTGACGGGCACCCGATTCGTCCACTGCTCGACCAGAAGCTGTCAGACGGCACCCCGTGGCACTCGTCCCCGACGCAGAGCCTGCCGCGCTACTACGTACAGAATGCCTCGCTCGAAATGGGCTGGGGGGCCAACGTGTGGGAATACCACACCCTGCACGGCCGCAAAGCCGCCCCGTTCTTCACGACGGGCTATGAAGGATTCGACATCAACCATGCCCGAGACATCCGAGAAGCCGACTACCTCCTCGCCAGCGGGGAAGCGACACTTCCGCCCGTATCTGTGGAACCAGTGGCGGCGCACCTATGGGGCGTCTGACGCGCCGATCTTCGTCGGGCCGTTCCTGGGGGAAGTGGGCTTCGAGGCGCTGTACTGGCTCCCGTTTCTTGCGCAACTGCGTCACGATCTCGGCATCGAGCGCGACCGGCTGATTCCCATCACCAGGGGAGGCGCGGCCGTCTGGTACGACGCGCCGAAGGGGATCGAACTCTTCGACATGCGGACGCCGCAGGACATCCGCGTCGAGAACCGTCTGCGCCATGCGGAAACCGGGCAATTGAAGCAGACGCATGTGCGGCCGTTTGACCGTCAGGTGTACCGCGACGTAGCCGACACGCTGGGCATCACGTCGTATCAGACGCTCCACCCGGCATGGATGTATCAGACGCTGCGCCCGTTTTGGGAGGCTGAGACTGGCCTGACGTGGCTGCAATCACGGGTGCGGTTCGCCCCGATGCCTGAATTGAACATCGACGGCGTGACGCTGCCGGAAGACTTCGTGGCCGTGCGGTTCTACTTCCGGCCGACCTTCCAGCGGACGCCGCTCAACGTGGACTTTGCGACCCACTGCATTCGGATGATCGCCAAGACACAGCCCGTCGTCGTGCTGAACAATCCGCACATGGTGGACGATCACTTGGACTTTCTGCCGAAGGATGAGCCAAACGTCACCGTGCTCTCCGATCTCGTGGAGTTGACCCCGGCCAATAACTTGGCCGTCCAAAGTGCGGTGCTCCAGCGGGCGATGGGCTACGCAGGCACGTACGGCGGGATGGCGCAGCTTGCGCTCCGGATGGGCAAGCCCTGCATCGCGTTGTACGACGAGTGGCACGGCACGGCCCTTCCGCATCGGCATTTGTCCGACGCATTGGCGCTGTCACTCGGTACCACGTTCACCACGTTGCGCGTGGGCGATCTGCCCTTGTTGCAATCGGTGCTTCCCACGGTGACGCTCACAAAATAACCGCGATAGATCGCTTGCGCGCCCCGTGGTGACCTGCGATTCTGTGACCGTCGCTGGGCTTCTCTCTCGCACCTCCACTCATGGGGCTGTCTCTCTTCGGAGAGATGGCCTACATGGGACCAGCAACACGGTGCCGCCGACCACAACGGGCGTTTCTTGGCGTGAGGCTGACATCTGAGCCACGCGCCTCGTATCGGACGAGATGACTGTGCCGCCGACAGCAACGGGCGTATCGCGGGCCGCCGACGCGTAATCGGGCGTATCGGGATGACTGCTGTGGTCAGTTCGCAGCCATCCGGCACCTTCGCTGACCTCCACTTGTTCATTCGCACGCCTCGCGTGCAGAAGGTCATCGCATGGCAGATTACGCCCTGAATTCTGGCGATTTCGTGCGTCCGCACAAGTCGCCCTGGGGTGCGTTCCCGACGCGCTCCATGAAGCTCTCGACCGGCATCTCGTCGAACACCGTCCGCGTCGGCCAGCTGGTTGGCCTCGACACGGCCAGCACGTCGTACACCGACTGCATCGTCCCGATTGCGCAGTCGAGCAACTCGCTGAACCCCGGCGCGGGCACCATCGTCGGCTTCGCGGCTGAGAACAGCACGGCCAACGGCGCACAGACCGCGCAGGGCACCGTCATTCCGGTGTACGAAGCGAACCCGCTCGTCGAGTTCCGCGCCCGGACCCGTTTCGGCCTGCTGAACTCCACCATCGTGGGTCAGCCGAAGGAACTCCACCGCGATTCCACGCTGGGAATCGATGTCGTCAACCTTGCGACCTCGTCGCTCGCCACGCCTGCGAAGTGTGTGATCGTCACGAGCCTCATCGACAACGCTGGAGACAGCGGCGGTGCGGTCACGTTCCGGTTCAACACGTCGTCGGGTTACCTGGCGTTCTTCAAGTAAGCGAGGGCTGACACATGGCACAGGTACGCGGCACGTTTGACGCCCTCTACGACAACATCGACAAGTCGCTGATGGGCATCATGAAGGGCCAGCTCAAGGAGCTGCCCAAGATCTACAGCGAGTACTACAACATCAAGTCCTCGGATCGAAAGTTCGAGCGCGTGGTGACCTACGTACCCTTCGGGGACACGGCGGCGAAGGCTGAAGGTGATACGTTCGCGATGGATCAGATCCGTCAGGGCTACACCAAGGATTTCACGCACACCGAAAACGGCCTCGGCTTCGAGGTGACGCAGACCGCGATGGAAGACGACGCGGAGAACCTGCTCTCCCGTGCGGGCGAGTGGCTCGCGTTCTCGGCCCGCTACGTCGAGGAAGGCCGTGCGGCGAACCCGCTGAACAACGGCTTCACCACGGAAACCACCCCGGACGGTGTGTCGCTGTTCAACACCGCGCATGTCCTGCGATCCGGTGGGACGGCGAAGAATCGCCCGTCCACCGACGCCGACCTCTCGGCGCAGTCGCTGGCGCAGGCGATGATCGACCTCCAGACCGACCAGAAGGACGAAGCGGGCCATCTCGCCGCGCCGGTCACGTCGTGGAATCTCGTGATTCCGCCCGCGCTGGAGTTCCTCGCGGATCGTCTCATCAACTCGACCGGCCTGCCGGGGTCGAGCGACAACGACCGCAACCCGCTGAAGTCGCGTCGTACGTGGAACATCATCGTGAATCCGCGTCTCACGGACCCGGACGCGTGGTTCCTGCTGGCGTCGAACAAGGCGCAGCACGGCCTGACGTTCTACCGCCGCGTCCCGATCACGCTGGAACCGTCCACCAAGGACGCCCGCACGGGGAACACGATCGTGAAGGTGCGTCACCGCTTCTCGGTCGGCGCGTGGACCTGGGTTGGCGCGTACGGCTCGGCCGGAGCCTAGTGTCGAGGCAGGAGGGGCCGCGCTCACGTAGCGCGGTCCTCCTCTCATCGCAGGAGAACAACAGATGGGTGTGTCTCGACTCTCAGGCCCGGTCTACGGCGCCAAAGCCGTCATCGCAACCGCGACGATTGCCACGACCAGCACGGGGGCGTCGTCGGCGCTCGCGTGTTCGTGGGTCGTTCCGGCGTACGAAGACTGGTTCATCACGGAAATCTCGGGCTACTGCTCGACCTGTTCCAGCGGCGGCAACACGGCCACCATCAAGAGCGAAGGCGGCAGCACGACCGCAGCCCTCCGCGATTGGGGCGGCGGGTCCAACAGCACCGTCGCGCAGACGGTCGGGTCCATCTCGTGGGGCACGTCCACCACGGGGCCGCAGATCGCCACCGTCACCGCGACGGCGGGCGAGTACGAGGGCAAATGGGTACCGGCGGGGTCCACAGTGCGTGCCGTGATTTCCTCGGTGGCGAACCCGATTGCCTCGCTGAACCTGACGCTGCGCGGCTTCACGCGCTTCGTCTCCTCGACGCGGGCGGAATAACACGATGGCGTGGCGCGATTGGGGAAACCAACCGATCCAGTCCACCGGCTCGAATCCGGTGGCGAACCCGTCAACCTCGACGCTCATCGCTGAGGTTGACAGTACGCAGTTGGGCACCGCGTCGTTTGCGCCAAATCAGCACAAGACCCTTCAGGTAACGTGGCTGGTGGGCGCGGACACCAACGCGACGTGGCAGCTTGAAGTCGCGGGGTCCACGTCACTCACGGCCGGTCCCTCGACCTCGGTGGACATGCTGTGGGTGAAGACGCCCAGCGGCCAGAGTGGCCAGTACGTGACGACGCACAAGGTGGGACCGAACGCACGCGTCCGGGCGCGGGTGAATAGCACCTTCACCGGGTCGGCGGTCGCCTCCATCATCGCGGAGTACCTCACGTAGTGCCAACAGTCGGGAGCTTCCATAGCTTCTACTGGAACGACGCGACGCCGTCCACGGTGGTCATCGTACCCACCGGACGCGGCGTGGGTGGGTATCCGGCGTGGCAAGCCTCCGTCATTACGCCGTCGCTCTTCGGGGTGGTCGGTGCATGGATCGATCATCAGGTGCAGCGCCTCCGGTGGGCGCTGCGTCTGGTGCGTCGGATCGAACGCCTCGACGCCGAGCAACGGGATGTCCTGTCTCGTGTGCTGACCACGCTGGAATCGCCTGCATGGCCAGTGGCGCGGGTGTCTGTGCGGCAGACGGCCACGACGTTGGGCTTCAACCGCCCGGAAGCGTGGATTCACCTATCCCGTGAACTGAAAGCCTCACCGGGACGGGCGGAGAACACGTACCGGCATCTCCAGACCTGCACGACGCTTCGGAATCGCTTGCGGGAGCAGGGCAGCACGGTCACGAATCCACAGATGCATCTCGTGGCTGAATTGGCCTACCAGGGCTTCGCGGCGAGGGGACGGTAAGTGGCGATTACCTACAGCAACATCGCTGGGCAGGAACCCTCCACCGTTACGTTCCGGGTCGCCACGGTGGTCATCCCGCGTGGATCGACCAACGAGCAACAGGAAATCCTGAGCGTTGGTGATCCGCAGAGCAGCAACGGCATTGCCCGTGTCCTCGCTGATCCTCCAGCCTCCACCGAATTCGGGCTAGTGACGCGCATCGCGCAGCCGTCCGTGTGGACCTCGGCGTCGATTGCGGCGGAAGCCGCGAAGGCGTCGGTCAGTCGGTCCTCGGCCACGGGTGTCCGTCCGGTGTGTGTGGGCTTTACGGTGGCGATGGCAGCGACAAGCACCACGCCGAGTGCCTGGAGCGGGACCGTCTCCCTTGTGGATGGCGCCGCCGGTGGCAGCACGTACCTGTGGCGGTCGGTGTTCTCCCTGCCCGCAGCGGCGGGAGCCATGACGGCGATTGTTCGGTCGAATCTCTGGATTCCCGGCACGGTGGGCGCTCCGCTCACGCTGGAGTTTTCCTCATCGGGTGGGGCCAACACGGTGCAGTCCGTGTCGATGGAAGGGGTCAGCGTGAATGGCTAACACGAACGTGCAGGCGATCAAGGTCGCCAACGAGAAGATTCGGCCGCTTGCCGATCTGTTCGGACAGCTCTACAACCGCCTGAAGTCGGCGCAGATCGAGTACACCGCCGAAGGGTGGAGCACCCTCTTTCCCAACGACACGCAGACTATCAGCGACGGTAGCGACGTAGACGGCCGCACGCCGATCACGAATGCGGACGTGCGGAACTTCATGCTGACGGATGCGGTAACGTTCCTCAACGCGCTGGAAGCCACCGCGAACGCAGGGCGGGACCGCGTGTTCAAGATCGCCGTGAATCCCGAACGGTAAATGGCACTCGTCGGAACCACCATCTTCGAGGTTCGCACGACCGGAGATGACACGAACAACGGCGGCGCATTCGATCCCGGCCAAACCGCCGGGATGTTCACGGACGGCGCGGCTACGTCGGCCACGTCGGCTAGTCCCGTGTTCTCGTCGGCGTCGTACAACTTCGTGGCTGGGGATGTCGGCGCGTGGGTGTTCATCGCGAGCGGCACGAACTGGACGCCTGGGTGGTACCAGATTGCGTCGGTGGCGAGTAATGTCGCTACGCTGAGTGCGGCGGCTGGTTCCGGCGTGATCGCGCTCTACGGCACCATCACGACGACGACGGCGCAACTCGGTCCGTCGACGGCGACTGGATGCGCAACCGTGGCCTCACCGACCGCCGCGACGTGGAGCATTGATTACAGCCAGCAGGCGGCGGCGCAGTTCACGTATACGGACCTAGCCAGTGCGGGTGCTGGCCTCACGGTGAGCAGCGCGGCGAAGCCGTTCGCCAAACAGCACGTCGGCAATGCGCTGGTGATCACGGGCGGCACGAATTTCACAGCCGGTCGGTATGTGATCGCGTCGGTCGCGGCAAGTGTGGCGACGGTCGTGGGCGCTGGCAACATCACCACTGGCGTGGGTGCAAGCGGCACGGGCGGATTGGGAGGAGCGCTCGCCACACCTGGGCAAGCCGGGGCGCATATGTTGGCGTCGATGGCCTGTTACATCAAAACAGGGTCGTTCACGCAGACCAGCGCATCCACAAACGTGGCAGGCGGAAACTTCACACCGGCGGCTGCTGTGTTGCTTGAAGGCTACGACACGGTGCGCGGCGATCTGAATCCGATTGGGGCAACAGGCACACGCCCCACCATTACGGCAAGCGCGATTTCCACGTTTACGATGATCGGGTCAGCCAGTCTGACGGGCCGTATCTCGAATCTCATTCTGGACGGTGCATCGTTGACATCCAGCCGTGGCGTGAACGCTGCTAATGCGTGTGTGGTGACGTACGTGACAGCGAAGAACTGCACGAACGGTGGCATTACGGGAAGTGGCTATGCCGTGCGCTGCTCGACGACTGGATGCAGCAGTGTCGCCGCACTGTCGATCACGAACGCTATTGGATGCGTCAGTTACTCCAACACGATCAGCGGGATCACATCGACGGTGGCGGTTGCGTGTTTGGCGTATAGCAACAGCGGTGCGTCGTCGGACGGATTTGCAACGACAACGGCTGTGAATTGTTCGTCCTACGGCAATGGTCGGGACGGGTTTCGTTCAGGTGTGCAGGGCGGCACGCTGCTGAATTGCATCAGCGAAGGTAATACCGGCGTGGGTTTCACGCTGAACGGTAACCCCGGTCAGGCTCTCATCAAGTGTGCCGCATACAACAACACAGGGGGCGCGACCTCTGTGTCGAGCCGCGACGTTGTGACGGGATTGCTCACGCTGTCGGCTTCGCCCTTTACATCGGCCGCTGGCGGCGATTTCTCTCTGAATAACACTGCAAATGCGGGCGCGGCTTGTCGGGCCGCAGGTTTCCCCGGAGCCTTTCCGGGTGTGTCGACCACGGGGTATAGCGACATTGGCGCGGCACAACACGCGGATTCCCCAGCGGTGTTCGCCATGCAGATTTTCGGAGGCTAGATGACGCAGTTTTCCAGCTCATGGCTGAATGTGTCGCCATACGCGGTTAGCCGCTACTCTCTGAACAACTTTGCGTGGAAGATTCAGCGCCCGCATGATCTCGCATTGCCGCTTGCCTTCCATCAGCATTGTTCGGATGGCCAACACGTTCGCGTCGTTCAACGGGCCACGTTTTGCAGCCCAGTGATTAGAGCCGCGTGGCATTGCTTCAGGATGTTCGCTTGCTGGTCCAAGCACAAGCCTATTGCGGCGACCTTTGCGCATAGAGTCGTGGAAATTGTCAGCGACCGTGCCAAGAAACAAATGACTCGGATTACAGCATGGCGGGTTGTCGCAACGGTGGCAGACCTGACCGTTGTTAACAATGGTCCATCCTTGGTGAGCCAGAAGCCACGATACTACGTGCGCTCCCATGTTTTTGCGCCGAGCATGGACGTAGAACGCTCCGTATCCAAACGGAAACCGTCCAGCAGTCCAGTTCCAGCACTCGTCATGGCCACGCTTGTCGACTTTGGACCAGAACCGCTTAGCGGTAATTGGGTCAATGTTCATAGCTATAGCATAGCATAAGATGGCCATTTTCTCATCTCTGTACGGCACACGCCTCGATCGCGAACTGGGCAGCGCGGACTCGACGCAACTCTTCACGACGGCCCGGCGCAAGTCGGCTATCAACGAAGGGATGCAGCAGTTCGCAGATCTGGCCGAGTGCTATCGGCGCACCTCCACTCTCGCGTGGACGAGTGGCACGGAAGCGGTGACGCTGGGGTCGTCGGACTTTGTACGCCCGGTCGCAGACGGGATCGCCGTGCGCTACACCGACAGCGCGGGGCTGGTCACGATCCAGCGCGGCGACGATCTACCCCGTGTGGACCGGGCGTGGATTGCGCGGTACCGCCCCGACTGGCTGGATAGCACGATCAGCACAGGTACCCTACGTCTGCCGGAAGCGCACTACCTCGATAGCGAAGGGGGCGCGTACCGGCTGGGACTCGTCCCGGCTCCGTCTGCAGGGTCTACGACTGCCTCGCTCGCTGTGCAAGTGCCGTACATCGCACGGCCTCGGGCGCTGTCGAGCAACACGGACGAGCCGATGACGGACAGCAACGGCGTGACGCGCGACGACCTGCGGATGTACCACCAAGCGTTCGTCCACTACGGGGCGGCGCAGTTGGAGAAGTACCGCCGCGACGTGGAAGCGTCGGGCCTGCAAATGCAGGCATTCATGGGCTACGTCGAACGCTACAAAGCGCAGATGAAGCGCAAGGGCGGGCAGGCCATTGCGATGGCGACGGCGTACTTCCGGAGAACCGGCCGGTGATTCGCTTGACCTTCAAGTGCGGGCATCGTCAGCCGTGGGAGGACGGGCAGGAACCCGTCTGTCGGACCTGCGGGGAACGGCAGATTGCGCGGGCGAGTGCGCCCCCCCCTCGAATTCGTGGCGCGGCAACAGGGCCGCATGTGCAGGGTTAGAGCATGGATACCTACGGACTCTCGTTTTCGCCTACGGCCTCGCTCGACAAGAGCAATAAGCCGACTGACCCGAACGCCAACGTGCAGGAGGCGATCCGCACACTGGCCCTCCGCATCCCGAAGGTGACGGGCGCGAAAGGCTTTGCCCCGGATGCCCTGATGAGCGCACAGGGCGCGTCAGCGGCCCCACAGGGCGGATTGGGGCTGGATCGGCTCCTCGCCATGCTGTTCGGGAATCAGACGCAGCAGGGACGCCCGCAGGCCGCGCCGATGGCGGGTTTGGGCGGTAACGCGGCCCCGGCTCCGCGTGTGGGTGGACTGGGGAACGAGACGCCCGCGCAGGGGCTGACGATGGACGCTCCGCAGGCGCCCTCCTCGCCCATGCCGGAACCCATGCTGCCGCGCACCTACAACAAGCCGATTGATCCGGGCGGCTACTAGAGACGGATGGCGAAGTCGCAGGGGACGCGGGCCGCGAAAACCGCACGGGTGTACCAGATGCTGCCGGTCATTGGACCGTCAGCCGGTCTGGATCTGCGCACGGCTCCGACGCTGATGCAGGCGGATCGGGCGCGTACGCTCGTGAACTTCTCGCTGGCGGAACCGGGGGCACTCGTTGTCCGTTCGGGCTTTCAGGCGTTCTCGACGGGAACACTCGGTAGCGGCCGGATGCAGGGCGCAAAGCGCGTCTACCTGAACACCGCGATTCCGAGTCAGGCGTCCACGGTGTTCACGCTGGCCGCGTGGAACGGCGGGGTCTACAACGCGACGGACTCGGGCGGGTGGCTCTCGACCACGCCGCAACTGTCGGGGCTGTCCACCAACGAGATTTATTTCGTCAACGACCGCGATCTGGTCGTGGCGATGGACGGCCAATCGACCGCGCTGCGCAAGTCCACCAACGGCGTGAACTGGACGCGGTTCGGGATTGCGCCGGGGTCCACGAGTCCGACCGTCTCGTCGCTCACCACGGGCGCGATGTCGAGCGGGGAGTACGCGTTCACGTTCACGTACAAGGACCGCGATCAGGCGTACGAATCGAACGCGCCGACGGAGTCCACGATCACGCTCACCGGGTCGAGTGGCAGCGTCACCGTCGTGGTACCGAACAGCACCGACGCGCAGGTCGATGCGATTGTCGTCTACGCCCGGAAGGTGTCGGCCGGGGAAACCGTCGCCCGGAAGGTGTCGAGCCTTGCGCAGTCCGGGGGCGTGAGTTCCACGCTCGTTGTGACCTCGACGACCTGGACGACCAACGACGAAGTCCCGACCGACCACACGCTCCCGCCTGCATTGGCGTTCGGCGTGGTGTGGAAGAACCGGTGGTGGGCGCGTGACGCCACAGTGACAAACCGGATTCGGTTTACGCAGATTTTCGAGCCGCAGTCGTGGCCGGGGACGTACTACATCGACATCCCCTTTGAGCAGGGCGATGAGGTGCGGGCGCTCTACCCGCTGGGCGACACACTGATTGTCTTCGGGAACACCAAGATTTTCATCATCCTCGGCCAGTCGTCGCTGGACTTTGAGGTCCGTCCGTCGCTTGGCTCAGAAGATGGGGCACTCGGCCCGCGCAGTGTCGCGGCGATTGAGAACGGCGTGGCCCATGCGGGCGCGTCCGGCGTCTACGTGTTCGATGGGACCAGCGACAAGCTGCTGTCCTTCGACATTGAACCGGGCTGGCTGGATCTAGTCAGTAACGTGTCGGCTGGGGCATTGGGGCGTGTGTCGCTGGTCTATCACAAGCGGCTGAAGGAACTGCGCATTGCGGTCCCGCGCCGGTATCCCTCGGGGGCCGTGGGGGAATGGATTCTGGACCTGAACCAGACCCGCGCGAAACAGAACCCCGCATGGACCTCGACCGACCGGGACATCGCCGGATACATCCCGTGGGATGGCCCCGAAGCGGCGACGGGCGACCGTGGCCGGATGCTCTCGTGGCCGACCACCACCGCACGGCTGATGGAAGAGGGCGTCGGGACAAGCGCGAATAGCTCGAATCTGACCGGCGAGTACGAAGGACCAGGGCTGACGCTCGGCCCCTTCCGCGCTCGCTACATCGACCTCCGGGGGGAGTACGAGCCGCATACCGGATCGTTCGGTGTGGAACCCGTGGTGGACGGTGTGACGTTCGGGTCGCAGTCAGTCCCCATGACGCCCGGTGGCGCGGTCTACGGCACGGCCACGTACGGGACGTCGGTCTATGCGGGCGGCATCACGCGACGGCAGTTCTACAAGGAACTGCCCCTCGAAGCGGAAGGCCGGTCGTTCGTGCTGAAGGCGGTCTATACCGGACAGGAACGCTTCCGATTGTTCAGTTATCACGTTGGGCTGGTCCCTGAGACGGCCTCGCGGAGCTTCACGGAGTAACAGTGGCGAGCTACCCCAATTCGGTCAAAACCTTCGGGACCAAGAGTGCAGGCGACACGATCCAGCCCGCGCACGTCAACGATCTGCAAGACGAAGTCGCGGCCATCGAGGACGGCCTGCTGAACGGCACCGCGCCGATCAACTCGTCGCGCATCACCGCGCCGTCGATGCAGATCGGCAACGCGACCATTTCGTCGCTGACGGTCACGGCGTTCACCTTCCCGGCGAATTCGACCTTTACCAATGTGAACGTCACGGGCGGTTCGACGCTGACCACGTTGAACGCGACGGGTGGGTCCACGCTGGCGACGTTGAATGTGACGGGCATGTCCAGCCTCGCCGATTTGCAGGTCGCGGCGGCGGCGCCCGCCGTGCGGGTGTCGAACAGCGCCAATATCGCTGTCGGTGACGCCAGCACGACACGCCTCACCTTCAACACGGATGTGTTTGCCTCAACCTCGGGGATGCACTCGACGGGCACGAATCCGGGTCGGCTGATTGCCACCTCGTCAGGCATTTACTGCATTACAGGTACGGTGACGTGGGCGCCGAACTCCAGTGGCTTGCGGCAGGCGCGCATTCTCATCAACGGGTCCTCGTTTGCCACGATTCAGAGCGTGCCGTCCGCCAGTGGGACGTTCAACACGGATCAGAACATCACCACGATCTATCGCTTTGCGAGTTCCGGCAGTTATGCGGAACTGGAGGTGTACCAGAACAGCGGGGGGTCGTTGAACATCTTGGCGGCTGGGGACCACTCGCCGACGTTTGCGATGACGAAAATCCGCTAATGGCGAGCGGCTACGTTGACACGCTCCTGAACGCCCTCCCCGCTGACAGCAAGCGGGTACTCACGCAGGTGTTCGACTACCTCCAGAACAACTGGAAGGTCGGAACGGGCGTGCGGGCGACGAACGCGCAGTGGTACCGGATGGAGTCCACGACGGCGAGCGTGGCGAACGTGGAATTCTCGGTCAAGCACGGGTTAGGTGTGGCTCCGCACACGCTGATTCCGGTGGTGGATCTGACGCAGGCGGGCGCGAGTCTCGTGCCGCTCACGGTGTCACGGGCGGCGGATGCGGAACGCGTGTACTTGAAGAGCAGCAGCACGGGTGCGGTGTTCACTTTCTTCGTGGAGAGTTGATTGGAACGAGTTTGCATCGTCGGCACAGCCGGATCGTGGACGCAGACCCCGTGGACGGACGCGGGGCTGTCGATTCTCAGCCTCAACGACGCGTACCGGCTGAAAGGCTTTCAGCGAGCCGATGCGTGGTACGACCTGCATCCGCTCGACCACTTCGTGCATCCACCGAGTGATGGCCCGATGTTCGCGCACCAGGTGCCGCCTGGGTACTACGTGCGCCCCTCTGATCATCGTGAGTGGCTGGCGAAGCAGGATATTCCGGTGTGGCTGCATCCCGACTACGCCACGCAGTGGCCCGACGCGGCGACGTGGCGCAGTGCGCGGGCGTTTCCCAAGGCCGACATCGAAGCGGCGTTCGGGCGGTACTTCACGTCGTCCCCGGCGTGGATGCTGGCCCACGTCATCTTGCAGGGCGCGAAGGAAGTCCACGTCTACGGCATCCATCTCGCGACCGAACACGAGTACATCGAGCAGCGGCCGAACTTCGAGTACTTGCTCGGGCGCGTCCTCGGGCCGTCGCGGGTGAAGCTGACCGAGAAGGACCACTGCCGGTACTACGAGACGAAGGACGGACTCGTCGTACTGCCGCAGTCCACGCCTATTCTCGCGTCGGATTTCCAATACGCGTTTCAGCCGCGCCCCCGTGCCAACGTCGAGCCGCTGAAGTGGGAACTGCACAAGTACACCGTGAAGGCGAACCGCGCACTGGCGGAACTCAAGACCGCGCCGTGGTGGAAGCCCACCGGCCGCATCAAGGCAGACATGGCCCGATGGGACGCGTACATCGCGGACACGCAGGAACAACTGGCGCGGATCAATCTCGGCGCGTAAGGAGACAGCAATGCCCGGCGATTACACGTACTACGACCCGAACGATCCCAACATGGGATCACAGACGGACGCCTCTCAGCAGGAATCGGCAAACGACTACATCTATTCGTCATTTGCGCGATCGGCACAGGCGTCTCGCGCATACCAGTCGTTTCTGGCATCACGCGGCGGATCGTTGTCGGATGATGACCGGCGACAGGCGGAGGCGATTCTCCGCAGTGAGGGGCTGACTGTACCGCCTGGTATGGAAGTCACAAGCGACGGGCGCGTACTGCCTATCGATAAGACCACCCGCAACCGCATTATCACGGGTCTGATGGCGGCACCGCTGCTCTTGCCTGGAAGCGGTGGAGCAGCGACTGGTGCTGCGGGCGCAGGCGGCAATGCTGGGCTGGCTGGAAGCGGTTACGTCGTGCCAAGCGCGGCGCTGGGCGCGGGCGGTGGCGTGACGTCGGCGGCGGGGTACGGCGGCATGGCTGGCCTCGCAGGCAGCGATTATGTCGTGCCCAGTGCGGCGCTCGGAGCCAATGGAGGCGTCGGCGCTGGAGTGGCTGGTACGGCGGGCGCGGCGACAAGCGCAGCATCGCGTGGGGCGTGGTCGCGTGTGGGCGACGCGTTCAAAGTGGCGGCGAAGGCTGCGCCTCTGGCGGCTGCGGTGGCCACACGCCCTAATGGTGGTGCCAACGGGTCTGGCTCCATGTCGCCCGAACTGCAGCAGTTGCTCGCGCAGGCGCTGAAGCGCATGTCGTCACAGGACGGCTTGTTCAATGCGGTCAACGCGCAGGCGATGGCTGGGCTTCCCACGATCTATCAGCGGTAACTAACCACGATGGCTGTCTACACACCGACCACGAACTGGGACGACATCAACGCGCGCGGGGGCGTGTCTGGCACGACGCAGGCGCCCACGCTGGCTCCGTCGTCGGACCCGAACGCCGAGACGACGAATACGGACTGGTCGCAGGTGTTGCCGCGTGGCGGGGTGTCCGGCACCACGACGCCGCAGACGCCGACCGTGGACCGTGGCGGGATTGCGGCGGCCTACCAGAAGTACCTCGGGCGCGCCATCAACCCCGACGAGTACCAGTACTGGCAGAACACGCCGAACTACGAGCAGGCGATTGCGGGATCCGCAGAGGCGCAGCAGTACGCCTCGCGTGGGTCGGCAAGCGCGAGTGCTGCGGCTGGCTCCATGCCGTGGGTCCAGCAGCAACTGGCCCGCTACAAGTCCACCGACGATCCGAACTATTGGGTCCGCGTCATGGCGGCAGACCCGAAGGTCGCGGCCGGGGACCAGTCGGCCATCGACTACTGGCTGATGCGCATGTCGATTGGTGACGGTGCGGAAGATGTCCGCATGGGCCGCAAGTCTCCGTTTCAGGACGGTGGCGGCAGTGGACGGAACGGCTACACCGGCACCACGGCGTTCTCGGACCCAGCGACCCAGCAGTGGGAGACGATGCTGCGTCAGGTGGCGGACCGGTTGATGAACCCGACGCCCGATGCGACGAAGGAGTTGCAGCAGACGCAGGCCCTTGACCCGCTGGAACGGCAGCGGCAGACGATGAAGCAGCAGACCGCGCAGCGCCTGTCGCAGCGAGGGATTACGCCGACCTCGGGCACCTGGGACGAAGCCATGCGCGAGGTGGACCGGCAGTTCAATGAACTGCGGACGCGCACGCAGGCGGGCTTTGCAAACACCTTCGCGCAGAACGACGAGAACCGGATGCTGCAGGCGACGAACTTGTTCAAGCAGATCCCGCAGTATCAGGACACGCGGTTGGAACTCGCCCGCAACACGCTGATTCCGACGAACGTCGGGTCACTGTTGAACATTCAGCAGCAGGGCAACCAGTGGGACGCGCAGCAGCAGCAGGCGTTCTGGCAGACCTTGGCCAAGACGATCAGCGACCTCCTGAATCGGTAGACCTCCTATGTATCCACCGAACGATCCACCGCTTGATCCGCTAGGCCTCCCGCCCGCGCCGTCTGCGCCTGCTGCGCCACAGCCTGTGCAGCCGACGTCCATGCCGACCGCTGCCAAGGTCATCTTGACGGCGCTGGCCGCGCTGGCTGGACCGGGTCGTGGCACAGGCATCTTGCAGGGGATGCAGCAGTCGGACCTGTCCGCGCAGCAGCGGGCCGTGCAGGAGAATACGCGGCTCCAGCAGGACTACCAGCGGCAGCACCTGGCGTTTCAGGACGAACAGCGGGCGTATCAGGCGCAGCAGGAACAGCGGGCCGCACGGCTGAAGCAGATGCTGGACTCGTTCCAGACGGAACTGGCGAGCACGCCCGACGATACCAGCGCGGAGAACCTGTACACCGCCGCGGGGCAGGCGTTTCAGGCGATGGGGTTCCGGGGCTTCGACGTGGACAGCCTGAAGCGGAAATACAAGTCGCCGTCGATGGTGGACCGAGCCGCGAAGGTGTTCAACAAGTGGAGCGACAACCCGCAGATCAAGGAACGGCTCAAGAGCGATCCGGAATCGCTCGTTGACTGGACTATTGGCGACGTAGGCGGGGTACCGATGACGTTCGGCCAGTACGCCGAACTCGCGCATTACGCGGTGCTGCCGCCACAGCCGAAGGAACCGTCGAAGCCGCCAGCGGTGGGCACCTTCGAGGACTACGTGACGCGGACGTATGGGGACGCGCCGACACCGGCACAAATTCTCGACGCCCGCAAAGCGTACAACCAGGCCGACGACCGCGCCCCGCGTGTGACCGTGAACACAGGTGGGCAGACCGGCGCGTTCCCGCCCGCGATTCAGTCGCGCATCGACGCGAAGGGCAAGGAGTTCAACAGCCAGCCCGTCGTTAAGCGCATCCAGCAGATGGCCGAAGCGGTGACGTTTGCGGACAGCATGAACCCGCAGACCACGAACCCCAACGACGATCAGGCGTTGATCTACGCCTTTGCTAAAGCGATGGACCCGGATTCCGTCGTGCGCGAAGGCGAGTACGCGACGGTGCAGAAGTACGCGCAGAGTTGGGCGGACGTGTTTGGCTTCAGCGCGAGACGCATCTTCTCCAATGGGCCATTCTTGACGCCGCAGGCCCGCGAGAACATGAAGGCCACGATTAAGGCCAAATACAGTTCGGCTGTGCCGCAGTACCGCAATGTCCGCAAGAACTACATCGGACAGGTAGACCGCATCATCGGTACGCCGGGTGGTGGTGCGGACTGGATTGTGGACTACGAAGCCGCCTTCCCACAGGACCAGACCGAGACACCGCCGACCGCGCCGGATGTCGAGAGCGCTCGGTCGCGCACACGCGATCTGTACAAGTCGCGTCAGGGGGCGAAGTAGATGCCACGTCGTACGCTGTCGCCGGAAGAACTCGCCGGAATTGAGCGCGAGATTGCGAACAAGCTGCCTGCGGGCCTGTCCGATGACGACTTCGACCGGCTCTTCGGTCCCGCCTACGAGCAGGCGCTCGGCATTGCTGAGAACAGCCCAGCGCCACTGAAAGGCTCGGCGCTGTCCCGTGCGATGTCGGGCTTGTGGCAGGCGTTGCCCTCTCCGAAAGCGTTGTACCGGTCGCTGCCGATTCCGCAGGCGTTGGGTGGGGGTGGGGTCATCGAGGGGCCGCTGAACGCGGTGTCAGGACTCGCCAACGCGCAGGTCGAGGAAGTCCGCAAAGCCGTAGACGCGAAGACGGGATTGGAGCGCGGTGGGCACGCGCTGGCCGCGTTGATTCCGGTCATGGGTCCGATGGCCGCAAACGTCGGGGAACGTGTCGCGCAGACCGGCGACATTGCAGGCGGAGTCGGTGGCGCGGTCGGCGTGGCGGGTCCAGTGGCGGCACTCGCCGGGATGCGTGCGGGCGTAGCCGCGAAACAGCGGGCAGGCGTTCCTGCGCTGCTGGAACGCGAAGCCGTGCAGCAGGTAGCCGACCGTGTGCTGGCTCCTGGCAACGTCAAATTCCGTGGCCGTGCGCAGGAGGCGGCACGCGGCATCCTTGACCGTGGCATGACGGGAAGCCGTGACGCCTTGCGCGAAGCGGCCGACGCGGGGATGCAGAAAGCGGGCGGCGAGATTGACGCGGCGATTCAGCGGAATGGCGGGCCACAGTCAGGCGTCTACATCGATCCGATTGTGCAGCAGATGCGGCAGGCGATTGACGATCTGACCATCAACGGCGCACCGATCAAGGGCGCGGAACGCCGCGTGGCTGAACTCGAAAGCCGTATTCAGCAGATTGAAGCGCAGTCGAAGACGCAGCCGATGGGGCAGACGCCGGTACGGGGTACACCCCCACCGCCTCAACGCGCCATGTCCTTCGAGGACTTGCGCAAGATTCGCGACGAGCAGTACCGGCAGGCGGAAGAGGCCAAAGCCTATCAGCGCAACGGCGACCCGCAACTGTCCGACCAGGGCTTTGCCGCCGCGCAGACCGGCAGCGCGATTCGGCAGGAGTTTGGACGCCTCGCGCCCGATCTCGCGCAGGCCAACGCCGATTACAGTTTTTTCAAGACACTCGGGGACGTGTTGGACCCGGCACAGGGACGCCCGAAGCAGACGACGCCCACAAGCGGCGTGACTGGCGGGAAGCGCACGGTGGGCACGGTCGCGGGGAACATCATGGGCGGCAAGATGGGTGCGTTTGTGCTCGGCACGGTGCTGCCGTGGATCGAGGAGTACAAGAGCCGTCCCGAATGGCAACTGGCCGACGCGCAGTCAAAGATGCGGCTAGCGTCCGCGATTCGTGCGGGCAACATCGGACGGGCGCGAAGCCTGATGACGCATATCAGCGCCGTCGCCCCGCGTCAGTCTACCAGCCCCACCGAATCCCGAACCCAAACCACAGCACCAGCATGGTAAGGACCAGCAGCATCAGGATCGGCCCGGTGATGAACAGGATCACCGCCATGTACAGGCGGTATGCCTGCCAAACCCACCCGACGCCACGCATGACGGCGCTGATCAGTCTGTGCATCGTCAGGCAGTCTACCAGACCCCCCTCCATTCCCTTCCACTTCCCTCGCGGAAGTGTCGCGCTCGGAGTTTTGCATGTGGCTGTTTGTGAATGTCCCTCCAGTGAAGCCCCCACAGGAGGCATGTGTGACTGAACGACAGCGGGCGCAGTGGGCCGATCTCGGGCAGATCGTCGTGGTGATGACCACGGCGTGTCTCATCGTCGTGGCCGTGGCGTACGCACAGACGAACTTCGCGTCGGAACAGGCGGCGATTGCGCAGGCGACGACGAACGCCACGCTCCAGACGCGCTTGCAAGCCATCGACGAACGGGTATCGAAGGTGGAAGGCAAGATGGACTACGCCTTGTTCGCCGCGTTCGGAATCCTGATGACGCAGTTTGTCAGTCTCGCACTGGCGCGGAAGAAGTAGTGGATCTGGACGCCCTGAAAGCTCAACTGACGCGCCACGAAGGGCTGCGCCTGAAGCCGTACCGCGACACCCTCGGCCATCTCACGATTGGCGTGGGGCGCAATCTCTCAGAGGTGGGCATCAGCGAAGCGGAAGCCCTCACCCTGCTCGACGCGGACATCCAGACGGCGATGCGCGGCCTCGACCTGCGGATGCCGTGGTGGCAGACGCTGGATGATGTGCGGCGGATGGCGCTGGTGGATCTCGCGTTCAACGTCGGCGTGGAAGGCGTGATGAGTTTCCGCCGAATGCTCATGGCGCTTCGGGCGCGTCAGTACGACATCGCGGCTGCTGAACTTCTGCTCTCGAAGTGGGCCACACAGGTCCAACCCACGCGCCGGGATACCTTGGCGCACATGCTCAGGACGGGTGAATGCTGAAACGAACTTTGGCTGTGCTGCTGTGGTGTCTGACGATCGCCGCGTGCGTCCCGATTCGACCGACCCCACCGCCGCAACCGCCGACACCTTCAGCGCCTCGGGTACTCGTGGCGACGGTGCGAACGCCTGACGGGGCCATTGTCCAGACGGGAACCGGCACGCTCTCGGATGACTTCGGCCACGTCGTACCGTGTCTGTGGGGTGGGGACCGGCTGACCTGCACGCCGGTCGAGAGCATCCAACCAGGGTGGCAGGCGTATCTCCGCATCGTGGACGTGCCCGACCTCGACCCGTACGAGCAGCGCATTCCACAGCTACCGGCTGACGCGATCACGGACCTCGGCGAGATTCACCTCGACGCCGCGCACTTCGACCCGTCCGGTATCCCGCTGGAGCAGTTGGCGCGGATTCGCGGAGCGATGTGGACGGAAACGTGGGCGTGCGACCTCGGGCCGCGTCCGTGGCAACCGAACAACGTGTGCGCCACGGACTTCCTTTGGAACTACAGCGAGGCGCAGCGGCTGGCGATTGTCCAGAACCTGACGAGCCTCGGCTATACCCATGCGGTGATCGGACCGCTCGTGGACAGCGACGGCTACCACGGCGCGTGGACGCCGAACAACTGGACGCAGAAGTTCGACCAGTTCCTCGACATGGCGCAGTACCTGTGGGACAACGGCCTTGCCCCGGTGGTGTTCATCCACCCGGACAACTGGACACTGGAGCAGACGCAGAGCCTGACGCCGCTGCTGCAACAGCCCCGCGCACAGAAGCTCCTGCGCATCATCATTCCGGCAGGTTGGGAACCCACCAAATATTCGTGGTCGAACGCGACGTGGACGGCGTACATGCAGTGGGGACGGCAGACGCTGCCGAATGCGCTCGTGCTGCTGCACACC